ATTGCGTTTTGAACTGCATTCCAATTAACATCTGCTTCATTTGTAGGTTGAATATCTTCTTTTACATATTTCATTGATGAATTAGAACCATCGGTAAAGAATACATTATCACCATCAATCATTTTAACTTTTCTTTTGAATGGTCCTTTTTTACCTAAAGCTGCTTCCCAATGTGGGTTATTAACAACCTTAACCATTTTACCAACTGCAATTTCTTCGGTTACTGCTAATTTTAATTTCATAGTATTCCTACCTTCATTTTGAGATTTCTTCAATTTAACTATTTTATGAACCAAATCATTTATTTCCGAAAAAAGGTCTGCAATTTCTTTATCCAACTTTTTTTCATCCGATGATTTCGGGGTAGTAATGTCTACATCACTATACAACTTTTTCTTTTTTGCTATTAAAGGGTCTACTTGTTTTAGTAAATCGTTTTTTCTCTTTTGTAAATTATCCATCTCAGCGGATTCAGATACATTAGAATCCCTAAGAATAGATTGTGCCATAGTTGAAACAAAGTTTATTTTAGCTTTAGAAATTGTTTCCAAATCATCTTTTGATAACTTCTTTAAAACCATCATAAGTTTTTTAACAGCAGCTGAATTTGGGTCTATTTTTTTAATATCACCATAAGCCGCTTTTAATAGGTTTATTTGATTTTGATTAATGGATTCTTTTAATCTCATTTTGTTTCTCCAAAATTACATTCACAATATCCACCAATTTCACAAATAATATCTCTCATAATATCATTTGCTTTTTGATACTTATTAACCTTACCAACACTACGATTCACACCCTCATTAACAGGCTTTAAAAACGCACCAAAGGTAGAAGGGTTACTTACAAAATCCCAACATATTAAATCAAAATCACCCTCAACAGCAACTGTCCCATCTTCTTTAATTTGACGAACCGAACCCATACCCCGTGATGATATACCAACGGTACACCCGGCTTCTATTAACTCTTTAAGTATTCTCCCAGAAGGTGTATTAAGTATTTCTACCTTACCAACAACATCCTTACCATCCCACCAAATATCTCTAATAATGTGTGATGTATTCTTTAACTCAACTACCGATGATTCGGGATGGTCTAACTCACCATATGCACGGTTTTCTTTAATTTCCCTATCTTTGTATTTTAAAACCTCACGCTTTAATATACTTTCAGGATATACTCTACCATTTTGGTTTTTTTCGTTTGCTCTTTGTAGAACACCACTTACAATAAGTCTACCATCACCCTTCATCGCAGCTTCTTTAAGCTGCTGGGGTTTTACATCAAATACAATAGTATCAACCAATAGCTGTTTCATCTTTTATGCACCCAATTGTTTAATCTTAAATGAAATACGACTTAGTCGTTCTGATATTTTGGAAAAATTATTTCTCGTCTTTTTCCAATATGCGTTGGATGAAACACCCATTTCGGTTTTTAGTTTTATATTTTGATTTACCAAGTGTTCTACTTCGTAAATTTTTCTATTAATTTCTTTGATTGCTTTATTGATTTTTAATTGGGGAGAACCCATTTCATCTTTTCGGTATTGGCGATAGTTTAATTCGTTAATAGCATCTTCAATACCCTTTTCCCATCTCTCCAAAAAATTTCTTTTTACACTTTTTATTTTTTTATACCCCAATACTTCAATATGGTCATCATCCATATCCTTTTCACTTTTTGCAAATGCGTGTGGAGTTCGTGGTGGACCAGCACCACCATCCAAATTAGAGGTAACATTTTGTTCTTCCAGCTCTGCATCTTTTTCACCCTGCGGCTGTTCATCAATTTCTTCTAGCTGCTTGAATTTTTTATCAAGCTCCTCAATTAGAAATCTACTCATATTAAATACCTTTTAATTCGTTTAATAATTGGTGATATCTTAAAAGACCTAAAGCTTGATTTTCAGATACAATTTTAGAATTTGATAATCCATCAATTAAATTTACAACTTCTTTAAGTTTTATAGCGGAAACTTTATCTGAAATTTTTATTTTGGAAAATTCTTTTTTAAGCTTTTCACTCTCTCTTAAAATAAACCTTTTTAGGTTATCTGAATTATCAACATTGTTAATATAGTTTCTAAGTACCGATTTTTGTTCAGTAGTTAAACCCTTATATTTTTCATTAAATTTATCAACTAAAAATTTGTATGCTAATAATCTTACATCTTTTGATTCATTTACATACTCACTATTTACCTCACGCTCAGCTTTAGGTTTTTTTGTTACATTTTCTAATATAACATTTTTACATTCAACCCATTCTTTTGGAGATGTGCTTTCACTATTTTCAAATAATTTGTAAATAGATGCAAGAGATTTGTAATTAGATACTCTATATTTGAAAAAATCGTTTGTAGTAAAGCGTTCATTAATTGTTTTAATTAAATTATATTTCTCACGCTTCAATACACCTTCATTTAATTTTTTTCTTTCTGATAAAACAATATTTAAAAACTCTTGTGCTTTATAAGAATTATCAAAATTTTCTTTTACTAAATATTGATACAGCTTTAGTTCTTTGCTTAGTTCACTTCCGTTTTTAAAGTGTTTTTTAATGATAGAAAGGGCTGGTGAGTTCTTTTCGTTCAATGTATCAGATGCAATTTGTCTGACCAATAGTTCAAACAAAACACCCGTATTTTTAAATTTTGAATGCCTAAGTTTATTCATTTTTATTTTTACCCCTATATATCATTTAATAAATATACTAAAATTCATTAAACCATATTATTTAGTATGTTTTTCTCATCTAACATACTAACTTCATCAACTTTATTATCAGTTGAAAGTGATTCAATTATCATTTTTTTGGTTTTAATTTTTGATTTTTTCAAACTTGCTTTCAACTGCATACCTTCAATTGATAGTGGTGATTTTCTATAATTGTGGTATGTTGAATCGGGTGATATATCTTTTTCATATCCCAATGGGTTTCTTCCAAAAGAACTTTCATCCGTTCCAGTTGTACTTCCTTTTTGTGGAGCACCTGCGCCAGGAAACCCACCTTCGGGCGAACCACCTTCAGGTCCTACCTCACCATTCGTTGGAGCGGGTGGTTGTTCCCCACCGGCCCCATCAGCGGATTGTTGAGATACAACAGCCATATCATGCGGTGTTCCAAATGATTCGCCTGTTTTGACTGGGTCATTACCTTCGTTTTCAATCTGACTTTGTCTAAACCCTAACTTCAAATCATCAATAACTTTTTGTTGCTCAGCTTTCCACTCATCATCGGACATATTAAATATATTTTTATATATCCACTCGTGTGATAGTAATTTTGATGTTTTAATATCGCTTGCCAATCTAACATTTTCAACCCACAACGCAACTTTTTCTTGCTGATAAACAATTGATGGTGGGGTTAATTCTAACCAAAAGTTTGCTAAATCTTCGTTCTCATACCCTTGCGCATAGAGGTGAATGATTGCTATTTTTGTTAATTCAGATAAAACGATTTTTTGTACTCTTTCAATACTTCGTGCAAAACGGATATCTTGTTGTGCAAGTGTTGCTTTACCTTCTACACCCTCTTCATATCCAATAAATGCTTTTGGAACTTTAAGAGCGGCCATCATTCGGTTTTTTAAATAATTTATATCTTCAATTCCCGTAAATTCCATACCACTTAAAGTATCAATTTGAGTACCAGACTGGCCACCTCTTACGGGTAAGTAATAATCTTCTAACATATTCTGAATGTTGAATTTAAGATTATAATCCCCAGTGTTTTGGTCTACATATGGAATTTTTTTCATTTGGTCAATAATATTCCTAATGTGTTGGTCAACCTCATTTGGTGGAATATTACCAACATCAATTTTAAAGACCCTCTTTTCAGGCGCTCTCATAATACGATGAATTAACATCGCATCTTCCATAAGGGTTAATTGTTTCCAAGTCTTTCTTGCTGGCTCTAAAAGTGAACGGCCGTATGGTAAAAAGTTTGTATCTGAAAATAATCTAAAGTGCGCTATTTTATAAAACGGAATATAATTATGAAAATCATTTTGAGATTTTTGATAATTAAATCCTGTAGCACCGCCACCAAAGGTTGTCATTTTAAAACGAACTTCAAATGGATTATCTTCGTTAAATCCTTCTTCTCTTTCAACCTCATACGCTGATATGGGTGATGCGTTTACAATTCCAATACCTTCTTCTATATCTAAATTTAAATAATAATCACCATATTTGTTCATCCCCCTAATCCATGCCCATAAATTAAATTCAATATTTAAAACATCGTAAAAAAGGTTGTGTAGTATTTTTTTGATATTTTCATCATCAGAATTAATTCGTAAAACATCACCTATATCGTTTTTAAGGGTACATTCATCCGAATATATATCCAGCACCGATGCAATAATTGAATCTTTGTCCATTGCTTCATAATCGGTATATAACTCTAATCTATTGGATGAATAGTTGTATTGGTTATTATATGTTTCCCAATTTTGGCGGGTACTGTGCAATCTGCCAAATCTATCGTAGTAAGATGTTCCTTTTATGTTACCTTGTGATTGTAATCTTTGTGTATCAATTGCACGGGTCTTACCCTTACCAACTCTCCTTATTACAACTTGCGTTGAAAAAAGTCTTTGCAATCTACCGAATAATGATTTATCTGCCATAAGTATAAATATAAATTTTTTACAATAACCAACTCAAGTCAACATCGTTACCACGAACATCCTTCATTAAGTATGGATTTTGTGTTTGATTTCTGCTTGAAAATACTCCTGTTTGAGTTGAAGATACTTTAGTAATGTGATTTAATGCGCTTCGGGTTAAATCCATCCCCTGCTGTCTTAATTTAAGAGCGGTATCTCTTACCCAAAGACCTGTAGAAAAGGATATAACCAAGTCATCATTGTAACCTCGTTGTGCTTCTGCCTTTGGTCCATTCCAAATAAACACAAACAATTCATCTAATAACCTTTTAGAACGAATTATAGGAGATTTCTCTCTCATATAAGTATCTAACTTTGATATAATTAATGGGCGGGTTTTTTGTGTTATTGAAAAGCCCGGCACCATATCTTCTTTTTGTTTTAAATCCCACCCACGCCTTAAATGGATATCCTCATCTACATACCCCAACTCCCTATACGAATAATAAAGGTTTTGATAATTACGGTCAATAGCTTCTTGAATTACCGCCCACCCAATGTTTGCATTTTCAATTACTAAAAGAGCGTTATTCCACTCCGTTGCAACCGATGTTAAAAATGCACCATATTGTTTTGTTTCAATCTTACCCCTATACTCTGCTACCTGTTCAATTCTTTCAACATCTATGACATGAAATGCAGAATAGTCTGCACCATCACCCCTAGCAACGTCAGCAACAACAATATAGTTTTTTTCATAGTTTGGATAATCCCATATCCAATAATTTGCATCAAACCCACGCTTTTCAACGGGTTCGGTAATATGGGTTTCACTATACCACTCTAATACACTACCATCAACAACGGTGTAACCTGATGATATAAAGTCAGTATCACATTCTTGTGCAGCACCTTTCTCACCCAATAATCGGGTTTGTTCATCTCTCCATCGTTGATTTCTTTCGGGGTGAACTGTCCAATGTAATCTTGTCGGATGCCACTTATCACCTTGCTCACCCTGCAACCAAACTTTATGAAAGAAATTACCTACACCATTTGGTGTTGAAAGAACGATAGCACCACCTCCCGTTGAAAGTGTTGATTGTGCTGATAACCATATCTCTTCAATACCTTTGATAAATGCTGCCTCATCAATAATCAGTAATGAAAGTGCTTCAGAACGGCCTGCTGTTTCAGTCGCAGATACTGCTTTAATCTGAGAACCATTCTTTAATCTAAGTGATAATTTGTTATCTTCCGCCGCAGGAACTTTTAACCAACTTGGTAGGTTATCATACATAAACCTAACTTTGGTTACAAGGTTTTTTGCTACATCTTGCGTGGTGGCAATTACAAGTATGTTCTTATCTCTATGAAACAACATTAACCAAGTAGCATATCCAGCACTAATAGTGGATATACCTAATTGGCGTGACTTAAGAATAACATTAAAACGATGTTCTTTAAAACTATCAATTAACCCTTCTTGGAAATCATAAAGGTTAAATAGTATTTTCCCTCTATGGGGATGTTGTATGTAGCAATATTTTTTAAAAAAGTATACGGGGTCTCTTGCACACTTTACATACTCATCGGATATTAATTCCTTTAAACTTTTGGCAGCCATTAGTTTATTTACTTATTTGCCAATAAATCTTTCCCGTAAAGTTTGGATTTAGTTGATTATCTAATCCAGCACCAATTGCAAATGCTTTTCTTTTTTTGGTTCTGATTAACAATTCACCATTAGCAATTATATAATTTCTACTCCCCATCAAACCCCCACCTAAATAGATTTCTCTCTTATTTATTAAAATACTATGGGTAACAGTTTTGGTAGGAATAACAACACTTGTTATAGATTGACG